TACTTCAAGTGAAGACAGGTCGCTCATCCTTAAAGCATTGCTGACACAAAACAGAAAGGAGAACTATGGCAGCTAAGCGTAACAGTGAAATTTCAATTCTAAGCTTGTTACTTTACATTGTAATCTTTTGCTTGGTTTTGCGATTTATTGTTTACGTTGCTGTTGTAGTTGCTCTGGCTATCACAATCAAAATCGTTCAAAGGTATTTATGAGACACAAAATCATACAGTCAATTAAAGACCGTTTACAATCTGAAATAGCTCCTCAAAGCCCTTTAAAATATCTTTTTAAATACGAGGTCACAGATTATATTGATACAGTAATATCTGTTACTTATTTGTATACAAGGGCTAAAAGGGGTCCAAATAAGACTATCTATCTTGCTGAAGTTATTGCTGCAATTGGTCATGGTATTCGAAATAAGCTTAAACTCAAGCGAGATTCATCTGTAGCTGCTAAAACTGGTGCATTTATGCTTTACACATTTGAACAGCTATCTATGTTAGAAGTCGTTCTAGGTAAGAGTACAAATGGTCATAACAGCTATATTGTTCAAGTTCTAGATGACGATGCTATTTCTGCTCTTTGGGAGACATTAACAGCATCTGATATTGAAAAACTACCATCTGAAACACCCTATGCATCGTGGTCTACAACAAGACACCCTTGCGGTTCGAACATGGTCAAAACAGGTAATAAAGACGTTCTTGATAAGATTACACCTGAAACACATCCTGTTGTATTTGATTGCATTAATAAAGCACAAGCAATAGGTTGGAGAATAAACAAAGAAGTTTATGATTTACACTTATGGGCTTTAAGGAATAAGACTGATGCATTCGCAGAAATTTGGGAACAACAAAACCCTGAAGCTAAGACCACGAAACTTAGGGAAGCAAGGGCAATTGGCAATATTGCTAAGAGGTTCATTAATAAGACATTCTACCACCTATATTACTACGATTTCCGTGGGCGAAAATACCCTGCTACTGCATATCTACATGAACAAGGGTCTGATCTTGCCAGAGGACTTTTACTTCGAGAAGATAAAAAGTCAATTGGTAAAGAAGGTTTCTTCTGGCTATTTGTCTCAATTGCAAGCAACTGGGCAGGTGATGCGGGTAGAGATGATGGAGCCAAAACTGATAAGATTCCTCTCAAAGATAGGTATTTATGGGTTTTGGATAACGAGGAGATCATCCTTTCTTACGCTGAAAATCCTAAAGTAAATCAGGGTTGGATGAAAGCTGATAAACCTTGGCAATTTTTAGCTGCTTGTTTTGAACTTAAAAAATTCAGAGACTGGCAAACTTCTTTCTTTGATGACTATGTCGATACTAACGAAATTGAAACAAAACTTGAAAGTATGGGAGTTGAACCATACGATTATGAATCTCATCTCGAGTGCTATATTGACGGTTCAAATAATGGTAGTCAGCACCTTAGTGCTCTCACTAGAGATGAAATTACTGCCCCTCATGTTAACTTGGTTCCTCTCGATTTGCCTGGTGATCTTTACAAATATGTTGGCGATCATGTATGGGAGCATCTACACAAAGTGGTCGAAGGATACTCAAAGCATCAAATAAAATCTTGTGAGACATTTATCGATAATCTCATTGATCTTAAAAAGCAAATACACAATTCTGAGCCTAAGAGTGAACGCAGAAAAACTTTAGTAGATGATGTCAGAAAGTTCAAAGACACCTATGCTGAGATTGCAAATGTAGCAGCACCTGTTTATTGGTTAAGAGTCAAAGATGCTAAACACAGACGCAAGGTTGTTAAGCGTTAAACATGGCGCTTGTAAAAGAGGGTGAATTCAGGGAACATCTCTAGTAGACAATCCTGAGCCAAGCTTAAGCAATTCTGCTTTTGAAGGTGCAACGACTATCCGAAAGGAGTAGGACAGAAGTCTGTCCGAAGCGCCCTCCAGAGTTTATCTCTGATGATATAGTCTGAACTGTATGGCGACATACAGCAATTTAATTTAGGAGTTAATCATGGATTATAACAATCTGTTTATATATGAAAGCGGTGATCTATATTGGATCGATAGCCCTAACTCTTTAGTTCCTGCAGGTTCAAAGGCAGGTTCGTTGAGAAGTGACGGATATATTGGTGTTTTCATAAAAGGCACTTATCATTTTGCGCATCGTATTGTTTGGAACATGTTTAATGGCGCAATACCTGAAGATCTAGTAATTGATCATATAGATGGTAATCGCGCTAATAATAATATTTCAAATCTAAGGCTTTGTACTTTCCAACAAAACCATTTTAATCGTGGTAAACAATCGAATAATAAGAGCGGCTATAAAGGTGTTTCATGGCATAAGCAGAAACAAAAATGGGTAGCTCAAATTAAGATTGATGGTAGAAATAAGTTTTTAGGATTTTTTAAAGATCCTAAAGAAGCTTACGAAGTATATTGTAAAAAAGCTTTAGAACATTATGGTGAGTATGCTAAATTAGATTGATATCTGAGTAACGACCAGATATTAACAAATTGAATGTTATGACACTACCATACGGTGGTACAGCTTATGGCTTAGGTCAGCAGCAAATTGATGATGCTAAGAAACATGGTATTGACTTGTTGCTACATATGGAGCATAAGTGGGGTGCATATCTTGGCAGGGAAGTATTTGAAGATTGTCGTGTATCGCTTCAAAGACCTATGCGATTGCTTTCTGTATTTGAGCAAGCGGGTAAGAAGGCTGAAGAGGCTGGTAAGTTTCTATCATGGACTGTGCCAGTTACAAACTTCCCTGTTGTTCAAAACTATACAGAAGGCAAGGTTAAGAAGATATGGGTTCAATATGGACCTCCTGGAAAGAAAGTTAGTACAGGCTACTATGATAACACATTGCAATTGGCTATTTGTTTTATTGAAGATGTTATGCCTTCAAAAGGCAAACAATCTCAAGGTGCAAGTCCTAACGCAATTCACAGTTTAGATGCTGCACATCTTGCACTAACTGTACATCGTGCTGAATTTCCTATAACAACAATTCACGATTCCTTTGGCTGTTTGCTTGCAGATATGCCAAAATTGTTTACCCTGATTCGTGAGACTTTTGTGGAACTGTATACAGCAGATCCTTTAACATCCCTTATGAAAGATATTGATGGAGACATTTCAAATGTAGAATTAGGAACTTTAGATATAAATTCGGTACTTGAGTCAGAATATTGTTTTGCTTAGGAGTTAAAATGAAAGTCTTTAAAACGTTTGATGATATTAGAAGTCATAACGAGAAAGTGATTCTTGATGAATATTTGAGCATCACAGAAGAAATTGATCGACGTGACACCCTGATGTTAACTTTAGGTGGTGATTGGTTTCTTGTTGAAAATACAGAAGATCTTAAACAGATTGTTGAAGGCCCTTACGATATTATTGAATGGAAAGAAGATCTTCTTATGGTTGTTGCTATTAACAATAATAGTGGTGGTCCTGCATACTTTATCCCACGTGATATTGTTACAGGATCTTTGTTTGAACATCTTGAGACTACAGCATAATGGAAATCACAAGAACATCAACAATTACAGGGATCAAGCGAACACTTGATATCGATGTTACAGAAGATCAACTTCGCGATTGGGAAAGCGGAAAAGATCTTATCCAGAATATCATGCCAAACATTTCTTCAGATGAACGTGAGTTTATTATGACTGGTGTGACATCTGAAGAATGGGATGAAACTTTTAAAGAGGATGAAGATGAACTTTGACATTCGTAGTGAGATGCGTGGACCTCTTGAGATGAGGATACCTGTAGCATCTATGCATTTTAATCCAAACGGTTTTCAACAAGATTGTAAAGAGGTTGATATTATTTGTAAAGGAAAAGACCCAATGATGTATTCTACCAAAATGCTTGTTTCTCTAGGAAGCTCTAAACATATTTGCATTGACTTTGATGAGCAATTGGCTCGCAAACTATCAAAAGCTAAACTTGTTAGTGTTGATCGAAGCTGGGATGGTGAACTAAAAACCTTAGAAGAGATTGAAGGCAAGGTTACAATTCAAATCGTCGATGCAACCGATATCACTCCACGTGGTCTATCAAAGCGTGATAAGGTTAAGCAAATGGAAGAGTACAAGAAGAAGCTTGAAGCTGAGCAAGCTGCTTTGAATAAACAAATTGATGATTTGAACAATCTCTGAACCCGTTAAATTAACCCTCTAAATGAGGGTGACATATCTGATTTTTATTAAGGAAGAAACATGGCTATTATTCGTGACTGTGAAATTTGGTTTGCTAAACTTGACCCTAAGCGTCCTAATGCAAAATACAACAAAAAGAATCCTACATGGGAATGTCAAATTCGTACTACATCCAAAGAAATTAAAAAATCTTGGGAAGCTATGAATTTGTCTGTCAAGGCTGTATTGCCTGATGAGGGTGCTCCATACTACCGTGTTAACCTTCGTAAGAAGTCTATCAAGGAAGATACTGAAGCAGCATCACCTGTGAAAGTTGTTAACGGAGGTCTTGAAGACATTGATCCTAATACAATTGGTAACGGTTCTATTGGTAATATCCGTATCTTCCAATATGAGTATCCAAAAGACGACAAGACAAAAGGTATTGCTAGTGTCTTGATGGGTATTCAAATTACTAAACACATCGTATACAAGGCGAAAGCTCGTGACGATGATTTTGATATGACTGAAACAGAAACTGTTGACAACGCTGATATGAGCGAAGACAACGAAGATTTTGATGATAATCCTGCACCAAAGGCATCACCTACACCAAAGCTTGGTGCTGGTGTCTCTGCTAAACCTGATGCAGCTTTCTAAATAATCAAATAAGGGCTACTCGTAACTGGGTAGCCCTTTAAAATCAATACTATGAACAGTTCTGAAAACAACAAAGTTAGACCTTACATTGCATTCTACAAAGGTAAGCAAAAAGAAGTATGGGCAAGCTCATCTTATGCAGCCCAACAGGTTGCAGCTCAAGCTTTCAACGCAAAGAAAAGCTATGAAGTTACTGTAATGCTTGCTGACATAGAGCATAGCACACAACACATCTGAAAGGGAAATATGCGTTATACTTATACAGCTTATGATGGAAATGATAAACGAATCCATTTGACGACAAGAGTTGAAGAAATCATACCAGAATACGTAACCAAACCTAACTATGTGCGTGTTGAAGATAATCTCAAAAACACATTGTATTTAGTTTTGCGTGACCAAGAAGAGTTTGAAGATCATCTTGAAGCTTTGCAAAGAGCTGCTACATGGAAACCTGGAGTTGGTGAACAAGTATCTAAACTTCCAGATACCAATTTAAAGACAGCAGCTGCACAAGGTAAACCCGGTATTAGTGCTGTGCCGCCTATCGCTATTATGGCACTAGGTGCGGCTATGCAAGATGGTGTCAACAAATATGAAAAGTATAACTGGCGTGAAGCTAATGCTACTGTTTCAGTGTTTTACGATGCTATGGCAAGACACATGCTTGCTTACTATGTAGGTGAGAATTACGCCAGCGATAGTAAAATTCATCACCTTGCTCATTTAATGGCAGGCTGTGCTATTTTGCTTGACGCTGAGTTTCACGGTAAACTCAATGATGACAGGCTTGCTAAGAATA